AATTTTTAATACCAGCCGTGCCGGTCATTCTCATCGCATAATTACGGAAAGAGTCTGTTCCGACAAGTCTTTGATCAGAAGAAACACCAGATGGACCTGGATAATTTTGCACTGCCTCCATCACATCACGAATCCAGGACTTGAACATGTAGTTCTCTTGTGTCACACAGATAAGATGATTGGTTCCACGACGAACAATTGTACCAATCAAACCAGTATTTAAACTCTCTACAATATCACCAAGGTTAAAGATTCTACCTGAAACGTAATTATCTCTTAGACCTTTAGGATCATGCTTAGGTGCAATCTCCCACATTTCAGTGACTTCTTTCTTCTTAGCCTTAATCTTCATGCCAGAACGAACAGCATCAAACAGTGCTTGAGTGTCACCATCGTTTAATTCTTTTGGTGTTCCACGACGGAAAGCATCAAAGTCTCCATCAACAACTGCCTTACGCATCTTAGATGCAGACATTCCTTCTACACCTTCAGCATCTGCATCTCTGACACCTGCAGAGATAACACGAATGTTATCAAAGTTATAAAGATCACCATTATATTTGGTTGCCAGGTTCTCAAACTCTGCCTGACGATCTGAACCAACGATGATGTTTACGTTTTTATATCCACCCTCATCTGCTGTAGTGAGAACGTTGAAGATAGACTTCATCTCTGCATCATTAACAATATTATCTGCATAATCAGGGAACATCTTCTTCATAAATCCAACCTTCATGTCAGGATCCAGTGGATTCTTCTTAGGATCTTGTGAACGTGAAGGATAGATCTTCATATCTTCACCCTGTGCTGCCTTTCTGGCTGCAGCAAGGAGTTTGCCGTGACCTACGGTTGGAGGATTGAAACGACCAAATGCAACGGTCAGAGTTTCCGTAGTCTCTCCAGAACCTTCTCCACCCTCACCTGCCTCTGCTTTCTTTGCGCCAGTCGCTTCAGGTGCAGCCTTTTTAGAATCTGCCTTGGGTTCTGATTGTGTTGATTTTGCTTGTGCAGGTCTTTCATCCTCTGCTTTCTTTTTCTTCTTATCAACAAACTTTAACTTACCATCTTCAGTAGTCGCAACAAATTTACCACGGGAGTCTAACCAACCACCGTGGCCATCACTTACAAGGTTCAGTTTTCTCGCTTGCATACTTGCTTGCGACTGAGCCTCATTCAGGAACTGAAAGAAACTTTTCATTGATATTGATATTCCTTATACATTATTTATTACAATGATTCTGCTAGTAAATCTCCAAGGAGAGATAGTTTCTCAATGTAGTTCCTTATATATGGACTTCCATCACTCTTAAACTCTTGCTTTACTCTAAATTGAATTAATGAATCACTACCACTTTTGATAGTTATGGTAGGCAATCCACTTGCTCCCGATTTTATTTCTGCCGTATATTGTCTTCCAGATATTACACTGTAAATATCATCAAACTTATAAACCTTTGCTTTACCTCCACCAACTTGAACAAGAGTCACATTCTCTTCATTTAAAGTTGCAAAATAGTTTATTGCCTTTGACAGTGACTGTAATACTTCATCGGGTTTACTTCTCAAGTCACGTACAAGTAACTTGGTAACAGTAGAATAGACCAAAAATACTGCTTCCTCAGGTTTCTTATCAATAAACATCAGTTTGTCATAAGCCTGTCTAAGGCGAGAAATATTATTCCTATATCCAAATAGTTGTTCCCAAAGTTCTTCCTGCTTTTCAAATTCAGCTCCAGAAACTTGTCCAAATTGTTTAACATCACCTGCCTTCAAAGATACCAAAATATCTACTGGTAAAAGTTCACCCTCATCATTTGTAATCTTTACAGAGACATCAACCTTTGTAGATCTCTGGCCACCAAGACCATCTGATAGAACTTCTATTTTATCATATCTATTGTTTTCATATACCAGTTTAGACCATTTTTTTACATTATTACTGTTAGCATACTTTACTGCAGAATCTACGTATTCCTTTAAAAGTTCTTTATTATTAGGTGATAGCAAAGCAAGCATATTGACTTCGGCAAGGGAGATGAAACATCTGACATCATCCATTATTTTTGGATTTTGATTGGCAGATTTAAATGTTTTTTCTACCTGCTTTCCTTTTTTACCTGGATAGTTTGTAGGTCCAGATTTTGCAAGAGCACTTAAGATACCGTAAACCAACTGTGCATTTACATTTCTGTTTTTGTAAATGAATCTTGCAGTAATAGCAGCTCCAACAACACCTTCTGCCATATCACCAAGATTATATCTCACATTTGGTTTGTTTAAAGATCCAATATCAATATATTTTTTCTTACTATCAGTGGTTTCTAATGGGATTAGTAAGGCATCTTTTTGAAATGAAGATCCTTTCATTCCCAATTCTGCGAATTTTTTTATAGCATCATCATTAAACTCACCTTTCTTTAATGTGTAAGTTTTAGTTGCTGTACTAACGGATCCGCTTTTAATTATTTCTATCGTAGGAACAACATATTTTCCAAGTTGCCCTGGAGAAGTGCTTTTTAAAACAGCCATTGTGTTTTAATATTATTTATTATGGAGTTAAGGAGACTCGAACTCCTGACATCCTGCTTGCAAAGCAGGCGCTCTACCAACTGAGCTATAACCCCGAGATCACTTTGCCCATATTTGAACAGTGTATCTTTCTTCTGATGAATAAGGACTCACTGGAGTGACAAAGTGTTTTTCATCTTCATCATTTATAACGAGTAGATTTTTCTTTGGAACAATACTTCTCCACATGAAGTCTTCAGTATCGACTGGTTTCCAACAAAAGATTCCCCCGTCATTCACATTCCACTTAAAGTTTAGATAAAGTGTTGCTGCCCATCTATATTGATCAAGATCATCATGAACAGCAATACCAGCACCTCTGTCAAAACATTGAAAGATGCACTTTAACTCATCAAACTCTGGGATAACACTATGTAGTTCTTTTGCAAACTTACGATCATATTCTTCAGGAGCAAGAGAAACCATTACAGTTCCATATGAACCCTTCATCAAATAATCTGGCCAAAAAAACTTGTTTGGTCTCCAACAGAATTCTCTAGAGTGTTTGTTTAGAATATCAAGTGTTTCGTTAAAGAAACTATCACTCAATGCATTCTGAACAATCTTCACTTATGGTCTTCAGGTAGATTTGCTTCAATCTGTTCATCCAATTGTCGGATAAACTCACGGATAGTTGATGCTCTTTGTGAAGGAAATTCGTAACTATCTTGTTTGGTATATTGAAACAAAGCAGAACGAATCAATGCTGCATCATGAATATTCAGTTTTAAGTCAATGTCAATGTTGCAACTCACAGGTCTCCCTCCTTACGATTTTCAGATTTGTGAACATCAAAGTTACCACCAGGATAACGTGCAACTAGTTTGTCCACGTTCATCTCAATGATCTCATCAAAGGTTGTATCAAGTGCCATACATGCTTGTGCAAGATACCAGCAGATATCACCAAGTTCACGTTTCATGTGAAAGACATTCTCTTCATTGTAAGGTTTACCTTGCAAGAAGATCTTCTTCACAACCTCAGTGAACTCACCCGACTCTGCAGTCAAACCAAGTGCTGCAGTCATCAACTGAGTGACATTTGCACCATTGACTTCAAGTTCACTGAGACGTGCTGCACAGACAGGCCAGTCAAGACTAGGAGCACTGGTCACTCCTTTTACAAATTCAAGGTACTTTTCGGTATCAACGTTAGTCATGTAAATCTGGAATAAATGGTTCTTGACAATTTTGAGGGAGTTTTTGCTGAGTAGGAATCTTTTGACCACCAACCTCAACATATTCTACTTCTTCCCAACTACCACCAACACCACCGTCCATATTGACTACGATGTCTTTAGTTGGTAGTTGCTTACCATCAGAAACATCAATGATGTCTCCAGGCAAAGGATTGAATGTAAAGTAATGTCCATCCCATCGTTGATTTCTCATACTCATGAGATTGACTGCATCTCTTTCGATACCGCAGTCAGCAATCTTTTCACCTCTAGGATTAAACACCGAATAATAACCGTTCATGAGAACTTAAATCCCTCAAATGATTTCTTTGGTTTTGCTTCCTCATAAGTATACTCTTCTTCGTTACCACTGTCAATGATATCATCTTGTGCTGACTGCTCACAATCATACAGACGCATCTTGGCACGGTCGATACCAACCACAAAACGTTTATGAATGGTTGGATCGTTATATCTATTCTTCAACTGCTTCACCATAATTTGCCCGAGTCCTTCAAGATCTTCAGTTGAAATAAGGGCAAACATAAGATCAGCAGTAGCAGGGAGACC